GGGCGATACATCTGGAAGCATAACAGTAGAAGCACCTAGCGTTGCGGGTACTCATACCTTAACACTACCTAAAGCTACAGGTAACATAGCCACAGATGCTACTGTTGGGTTAGGTACAAAGAACCGCATCATCAATGGTGACATGGTTATAGACCAGAGAAATGCTGGTAGTGTTAAAACTATAGGTAATGGCTCAACTAATACAAATTATATTGATTATACTCTTGATAGATGGCAAGCTCAAAGTTATACAAGTGGTAGTGGAACAGGTGGCTTTGAATTTACGGTTCAGCAAGTTTCAGATGCTCCTGATAATTTTACAAATTCAACAAAAATTACAGTTACTACTTCTAAATCAACTTTAGCAGCTCAAGATGTTGGACGAATACAACAACCAATAGAAGGATATAATATTGCAGATTTAGGTTGGGGAACTTCTGCTGCTAAAGATATAACTATCTCTTTTTGGGTAAAAAGTTCTCTCACTGGTACTTTTGGTGGTGCAATTCATAGTGGTTCTGGAACAATACATTCATATCCATTTACTTATACAATTTCATCTGCAAATACTTGGGAAAAGAAAACATTAACTATTGCTGGATATACAAGTGGAACTTGGTTAACAACAAATGGCATGGGATTAAAACTATGTTTTAGTTTAGGTGTTGGTTCTGATTGGGTTAATACTGCTTTTTCTTGGACTACAGGTACAATGTTAGGGGCTATTGGCGAAACATCAGTAGTAGGAACATCAGGAGCAACATGGCAAATCACAGGTGTCCAACTAGAACTAGGTGAAAACGCTACCCCCTTTGAATACAGACCATATGATATGGAGTTGTTAAGATGTTTTAGATATTGTTGGAAACCTAATGTAAATAGTCAATATGACCCTATTGCAATTGGAAGATGGGTTAATACTACTACAGCTCTTGTAAGTATTAAACTTCCTGTTAGAAGTAGAGCAAATTTTAGTATAGATTATGATTCATTAAGTAATTTTAGGATTAATAATAATGGTTCAACAGGAGTAATTACACCAACCAATTTATTTATTGACCAAGTAAGTGAAGACCATGTAACTTTAGGTGTTGTATACTCTGGTGGAGGACAGACAACAGGTTTTGGAACTACTCTTTACGGATACAATTCTGTTGAAGATTTAATATATAGTGCGGAGTTATAATATGATATATAAACTAAATAAATCTGTCATATCAAATGAAGTAAATTCTGTGATACTAACACTAAATAATAAAACTAGATGTATCCCACTAGACCCTGCTAACACAGACTACCAAGAATACATAGAATGGACAAAACTATCACCAGCTAATGTAGCAGCACCAGCGGACGAATAATGTTTGGACACGCTACCTTTTCACAAGTACCTTATTCATCACTAGGTACAATTATCAAGACAGGTGCTGCATCTGTCAACGGATTAGCAACACTTACAGCTAACGGATTTAGAGTACAGATTTCATCTGCAAGTATCACAGGTACTGCAACGGTTACAGCAGATGCGTTTAGTTTTGTATTTGGTAGTGCTGCAATCAATGGCAATGCAACCTTATCTGCACTAGCAAGTAAAGTTAATCATGCAACAGGTGCTATTACAGGCACAGCAACACTCACAGGTTCTGCATTACGCATACGATTAGGTGATGCAAGTGTTAATGGTACTGCAACGATTACTGTCAACCTATCAGGTTCTATTATAGATGCAAGTGCAAGTATATCTGGCACAGCAACGCTAACAGCAGATGGATTGCGTATTAGATTAGGTGATGCAGATGTTAATGGAGCTGCAAGTGTTACGGCACTTGGTGGTTTATTAGCAAGTGGTTCTGCTGTCATTACAGGTGAAGCAACTGTAGTAGCTGTGGGTATTGGTATATTTGATGCAGATGCAAGTGTTACAGGAACAGGTACAGTTACAGCAATAGGTTACAGGCTAGGTGAGGAATGGAGTGATTCTGCAACTGGTAGTGAGGTTTGGACAGATTCTAGCGTAGGTTCAGAAGTATGGACTGATTCAGCAGTAGAGTCAGATATTTGGTATAGAAAAGGGTAAAACATGGCAAAGACAAAGATTAGTGAATACGATAGCACCGCAGCTAATAACACCGATATTGATGGTGTTAATTTGGCTGAAGGATGTCCTCCTTCTGGTATTAACAATGCTATTCGTGAAAGTATGGCACACCTTAAAGACTTTCAAACAGGTGCGTCAGGTGATTCTTTAACAGTAGGTGGAACATTGACTGCAAGTGGTAATGCAAATTTTACTGGCGAAATTCAACTTAATGGTAGTGCAGGTACATCTGGTCAATTTTTAACATCTCAAGGTTCAGGTAGCGACCCAACATGGACAACGCTTACAGCATTTTCATCTGGAATGTTAATGATGTGGTCAACAGGAACTGCACCAACTGGATGGTTGCTATGTAATGGTTCTGCTGTTAGTCGCACTACTTATGCTACTTTGTTTAGTGTAATTGGCACTACTTTTGGCTCTGGTGACGGTTCTACTACATTTAATCTTCCAGACTTACGAAATAAAATGCCTATTGGTGCAGGGTCAACATATTCAGTAGCAAGTACAGGCGGAAGTGCAAACGCTATTGTCGTAAGCCATACTCATACAGCATCTACAAACTCTGCTGGTAATCACCGACATTTAGGTAATTCTTATGTGTTTCATGGTACAGGTGATAATTCTGGTGAAAATGCTTATCGTGCAGATGGTGCTCAAACATCTGGTAGACGATGGTACACAGACTATCAAGGTAGCCATTCACACACAGTAACAGTAAGTAGTGCTGGTTCTAGTGGCACTAATGCTAATTTACCGCCATATGTAGGTTTATATTTTATAATTAAAACTTAATGCAAGTTATAGAAAACTTTTTTAGTCATGAGGTGTTTGAAGATATTTATGAAAATGTCTTTCAAGTAGGCTGTCCTTTTTATATGCAACAAGGCATTACAGAAAAAGATGATGGGTTTTATTATTTTGTTCATCAGTTTTACAAAGATAACAAACCTATAACAACATTCTATGATTTTTATTATGAGTTAATAAAAAAACAATTAAATATAGACATATTGTTAAGAGGTAAAATTAATATATACAACCAAACACATGAGGTTGTAGAACATAAATTACATACAGACTATCCTTACAAACATAAAGTAGCATTACTTTCGCTTAATGATTGCAACGGATTCACAATATTAGAAGATGGCACAAAATTACCAAGCAAAAAAAATCAAATGATTATATTTGATGGTAATAAATACCATAAGAGTACATCTTGCACAGATGCTCCGTTTAGAGCAAATATCATTATTAATTATTTAGACAAGGAATGTTTGGCATAAATGGCTACACAAAGATTACAATTTACAGAATGGTTACCAGACCAACCTGCTATGGCAGGTAGTTTAAACGATGCCAAAAATGTAGTCCCTCTGTCACTTGGATATAGTGGCTTCCCAAATGCAGAAAATTATTCTGGTTCTGCTAGTGAAAACTTAAACAACATTATTGTAGGCAAGTTTGGTGCAGATGTTCAGGTATTTGCAGGTGGTTCTACTAAACTATTTAAAATGGATAACACAACACTTGCATTAGCAGATGTATCTAAAACAGGTGGGTATTCTAGTACAGATAACTGGCAGTTTAAACAGTTTGGTAAAAAAATTCTTGCAGCTAATAATAGTGCAAAAATACAATCATGGGAAATAGCAAGTTCTACTGCATTTGCAGATGTAGATTCTTCTGCACCTATCGCTAAATACATTACCGTTGTTCGTGATTTTGTTGTTGCAGCCAACATTAACGGTGGCACAGATGCTAACAAAGTACAATGGTCTGATATTAATGATGAAACTAATTGGACAAGCGGATCTACATCACAATCAGATTATCAGATTATTCCTGATGGCGGAAACATAACTGGTCTTGCAGGTGGTGAATTTGGTTTAGTATTTCTTGAAAAAGCTGTGGTGCGTATGTCATACATTGGTTCACCATTGTTCTTTCAGTTTGACACTATATCAAGAGGACTAGGTTGTTTAGAGGGAAATTCTATTGCAACCTATGGTGCAACTACATTCTTTTTAGCAGACGATGGTTTCTATAAATGTGATGGCACTAATGTTGTTGGTATTGGTACAGAAAAAGTTGACCGTTGGTTCTTTGATGATTGTTCATTGACAGATTTAAATAGTATGACGACTGCTGTTGATCCTATTAAAAAACTTGTTGTATGGAACTACAAAGCTGTTGATGGTAAACGACACATGATTATTTATAATTGGCAAATAAATAAATGGTCAAGGGTAGAAACATTAGCTACTGGTGTAGGTACAATTGCTTCTACAGGCACAACATTAGAGGGTCTTGCATCACTAGGTTATACAGATATAGATGCTATGACCGCATCTTTAGATTCACGACTATTTATTGGTGGTAAGTTTTTATTTGCAGGATTTGAAGATGATAAGATTGTTACCTTTACAGGTTCTACTTACAATTCTGAAATTATTACAACCGATGTAGAAGTAGGTTACAACTCTGTAGTCACTCTTGCTAGACCAACCATTGATAATGGTACTGCTACAGTTAAAGTTGCTAGTCGTAAAGAACTAGATGATAACATATCATTTAGTGCTGCTGTAACAACATCGTCAGAAGGTAGAGCACCTTTACGCAGTTTTGGTAGATACCATAGGTTTAGTATTAGCCCAACAGGTAACTGGACTAACGCAGTAGGAGTA